TGGTGTAAACGTACCGATTCCATTACAGCTTGAGCACCTGAAGGAGTAATAGGATCGAATAATGTAAATGATATAGTACCCCAATTTGATTTACCTTTAACATAACGAGCTACATTCATATGGTTTAGCTTAATTGTATCTTGAGTTAAAGTTACTGCGCCTACACCTTTAATCATATATGAGGGAACACCATCAATATACATTATGAATCTATTCTGTTGTTTAGGTTCAAATGCTGTGAAAAATATTTCGTTTGGATTTAATACTGCCATTTTATTTATTTATTTATCTTGTTATAAATATTATTAAATTTAAAATATTACGCGAATGTAGCTCCAGTAGGTGTAATATTGAAGTTCAGATAGATAAATTCAGCTGTTTTAGTTGGTTGTAAATAAATAGCACCTACTAACTGATTTCTATCTATAACATCTGGTGTGTTATTACTATCATCCATTACTACTCTAAACGCATACAAACCTTGTCTTTGTTGAACTGATTCTAAGTAAGGATTTACTTGAGCTAAGAATTGGTTTCTTGTAGCAGTTGTATTTTGTTCAAATACTAATGTATTCGCTACTTGGCCGATATAAGATTTTAAAGCAATTAATAAACGTCTTACATTCACACGATCAAGAGCTGATGCTTTAGTTTGTAATGTTTTGTTACCATATACTACAGTTCCAGTTCCAGGGAATGTTGCAATTGGATTAACTTTACCTTGATATAAAGTATCACGGCTTGATTGAGGTAATTTTTGTTCAGCGCGAATTACAGTTCCTAATCCACCACGATTAATACCTGCTGGTGCGAACCAAGGTTCAGCTACTCTATCATTGTAAGCATAAACACCTGCGATTAATACTGAAGCTGGAACCCAAACGTTCTTACCTGAACTTGGATCTTGAATTTGACACCATGGCCAATATGAAGCAGCATATGAAGTATCTCTTGAGGCGGCTTGACTTGTTACTGAAGTAACTGTAGAACCATATGTTACTAAATCAAGAACAAATAAACTATCACCTCTACCTTGAGTATTAGTTATAATAGTTGATACTTGACTTGAATGTAATGAATTAAATAATCCTGGAGCTAATAATACATTGAATTTATAATCATCTTGATTTGATAATAAATCAATCATGTCATCATAGCTCGCGCTAGGGATACCTTGAGATTTGTTACCATCAGTAATATTATTGTAATACTGACCTCCAACCATTATACCACCTGTTGCTCCAGTGAATGAACCACTTGCAGCTACAGGAATTGAAGCTGTATATTGAGATTTAGCTACACCATTGTTATCAAAGTAATCAGGAGTATTATTTACTGATTTTACTCTTACGTATCTTGAAGCGTTAGGATAAGAACCAGAAATTTCAATTTGATTATTTGTTGAATTATAATTTAATGTGTAATCACCAATTACTTTAGAAACGTAGTTAGGTGCTTTAGGATCTAATGATAAGTTAGTCCAAGTTTCTAATACTATAGGACTATTAGATATGTCATTACCTTGACGAATTAATAAACTAAAAGTACCAGATGAAGTATCAGGAGATACAACTTGCCATCTGATATTATCTGTTGAACCACTAGCTAACCCACCAGCTGAGTCTAATGAACTTGAACTATTCATTATAGTCCCTTCAGAGATAGTTTCAAGTACTAAAGCGTTACCAATAGCACCTGAGATAGCAGTTGAAGTAGCAGATGAATAAGCTCCACTTACTACTCTAGCTACTAACAATGATTCACCACCATTATTAAAATAATTATAAGCGGCAATTGATGTAAAGTATGAATATACATCACCACCGCTTACAAATGTTGTACCAAATTTATTTACATAATCACTATATGAAGTAACAAGAGTAGGTATTTCAACAGGACCTTTAACTGTTGGACCTATAATAGCAGCACCAACGGTAATTGGGCCTTGTGTTACTTGTGATTGATCGTTCTCTATTGAGAGAACTCCAGGAGATAATAATACTTCTGCCATGTTCGCTTAGATTAATTATTGATTGTTGATAATAAATATCTAAGCTTTTCTCAAAAACTAACTTACTTTAGTAAATTCTCCTGTTTCTATGTTAATGTTACCATTACCGTATTTTTCTTGTAATGTAGTTCCAACCTCATTTTCTTTGTTTTTAAGGTTAGTAAACGTTTTAATCAAAACTTCTTTTTGCAAGTTTATTGATTGTAAAGCCATTTCTAATTGACCAAAACTAGCCATTAACTTGTTGTTTTCTTCTTGGATTGATTTTAATAAATCAATTTCCTCTTGTGTTAAAGTTATTTTTTCCATAATATAATGATAATAAAACTATTTTAAATTTCCAAATTAAACTCTATTAAAAGTACAATCTGGGTTAGAACCTGAAAGTTGAGTGATAATATATGTTTCCAATGAATAGATAAGATCACTATAAGGGTCTATTGGTGAAGTAGGGTATACTAACTCAGATGTACTAGGATACATTGGAATTGCTCCTACTTGAGGATAAATCATACTACCAGTTCCTAAACTATTAGTTACATAAGTTGGAATAGTAATGTTTACATCCATTGCAATTGTACCTCTATAAGTTAAGTAAGGTACTAATTGTAATTGTGGGTTTTCATAAGATGCGTAGCCATTTTTAAAGCTACCTGTAATTTGTAATGCCATTGTTTTTGTCTTTTATTTTATTATAAATATAATTTATTTCTTCTTCAGTAGCAAGTTTAGCCTGAGTTAATTGTTCTAATGTAATTTCTAGTACAGGAACTCCACTAGCCTTTATTTTTGCCTCTATTTCTGGTGTTGATTTAATCATTATTGATACGCTGGTAAATAATAATCAGTTCCACCTAAATTTATTTTTAACCATGTAGATGGTGTACTTAAAAATGTTCCATCGGCTGTACCCCAGTAGTTAGTGACTGTACCTGCTGAAGCATTTGGACCAGTAGGTGTTGAACTATTTTGGTTATCTATTCTTACTGTACCATCAACATGTAATTTAGCTGAGGGTGATGATGTACCTATACCTACATTACCAGAACTAGGTTGGATTACAGTACCACTCTTACCGTACGCATCACCACCATCAATGATAATACCAGTAGGAAAATCTACTTTTAACTGTGTATAATTTGGAGCACTCCATGAGCCTGTTGTTTTATAGATTCCATAACTAGTTCCAGTATTAAACCAATATAAACCATATTCACCACTTTCATCTGTAATATCTCTTAAAAAGAGTTTACCATCATCTGCTACTTGAAAAGATTTAGCAGCGCTTGAGTTTTCAATATATAATGCAGTTGTTGCTGATGTGGTACCTGAGCCTCTTACTCTTAGTGAGTTGTTGGCTGAGCCTGTTATTATTATATTCCCTCTAAAATTACTTGAGCCACTTACTCCTAAACTACCTGTTACAGTATGGGTATCTCCAACTACGTTTCCTATATTCACTCCAGTATTTAATACTTGTAGTTCAACAGCAGAACCAGTTATTACTGTTAGTGAGCCTGTTATAATAACACTACCACTTACATCTAAGTCAGCATTTGGTGTTACTGTACCTTTGTTGATACTGATTTTACCAGTTTCAGTTATATACATATAGGTTTTGGCAGTAGTCACATTATAAAATCTAAAATCACCTAATGTATTTACACCGCCGTCAATAGTTGACCTACTGAATAGTCTTAATCCTGTTGGTGTAAGGAATGTATTGTAACTACTAAATCCTATTAAACCATTACTATTTGGGTTTGCAAATATAATTCTACTCAAAGAAGGAGTAATTTGTAAATCTGTTGCTGTTTCTCCTATTCTAATAAGACCATCATCTCTAACTGTTAATGCTTGGGTACCTGATGAGTTTTGAACATATAAAGCGTTTGTTGCTGACGTTGCACCACCACCACGAATATGAAGTTTACCAAGAGCCGAAGCTGGTGTTACTGTATCACCAACAACCATTTTTGTACTAGCGTATAAAGCAAAAGCTGGAGAACCATCTGAGTAAATTGCAAAACCAGATATACTACTATTAGTATTTAATAAGAATGTACCACTACCATTTTGATATAATTCAGCTCCATTACTACTATTGTAAGTACCTTTCCATTTTATAAGTGGTTGGTCATTTACAAGTGCAATAGTGGCATAAGCATCACTCGCATTATTACCTTTAACAACTAATGGGAAATTCTTAATATAACTTGCAGAAGTAGCTGTATTAACGCCAACCCAATTATTATTTGTACTATCTATATTTACAGTTAAACTATTTGAACTAACATTTAATGAACCTGTTGTTGTCACATTACCTTTAAAATCACTAGAGCCAGACACATTGAATGTAGCTGAACCTGTAGTTAATGTACCTATTGTTGTATTACCACGTAATACGTTTGCAGCGCTGCCTGAACCATATAAACCAAAACTATTACTGTTGTTAGTCCATTCAATGGCTCTAAAACTAGAGGCTGATGTTAATGTAGGGGCAATATACAACCCGCGGGAAATACCAGTAGCTGTACCTGTTTGATTAATAGTTGGTCTAAAACTAAATACCGCAAATGAGGCACTACCAGCTGATGGAGCAAATGAAATATTAGAATTTAATTGTGATGTATCTCCGCTAGTTGGAGCCATAGCATATTGACTAAAAAAATTCATTTGCCAAAATGGTATGTTACCATATATTCCAACTAAGTCTTGTGTAATTTGATATCCATAACCAGTAGCCCATCTCAATGAATTTACGTTTGAATTATTTTGAGCAAATATTCCGTATCTACTACCTCCAAAAAGAAATGTATCATCATTTCCGTAGTTTGGTCCTGGTTTAAAGATAAAACCCATAGTATTGTCACTTACAAAAGCGGGAGGTCTAACAGCAAATTCATCACCACCAGCTGGCCATACTATCATAGACCCATTATTTTTTAAGGTAAGTATATTTGTATTTGCTGAGTTTTCAACATATAAAGCGTTTGTTGCTGATGTAGCGCCTGCACCTCTGATATGTAATTTACCTGACCCGGTTATAGCTGTTGAATCACTAGCTAAAACCATGTTACCACTAGTACTTGCCCTAATACTACTTGGTGTAAGAAACACACCACCAAAATATAATACACCAGATGCTCCTATAGCTACATTAGCATTACCAATATCAGCAAAAGATACTCCGTAATTAGATTGTATATAAACTGAATTTTGAAATGGAGCGGGTCCACCTAAGACAACACTACCTGTTACTGTTAGACTTCCTGTAACTCGTGTTGCTCCAGTGATATTATGGTTATCTGTTGAAACATTACCTATATTTACTCCAGTATTAGTTACTTGTAGTTCAACACCTGATCCAGTAAATACAGTTAGCGAGCCTGTGATTACAACATTTTGATTTAATGGATTGACAAATGAGGCTGTCAAGGCAAATGAACTTGAAACTGCATTCAACACGTAGGAAGCAGTTGTAGCAAATGAACTTGAAACAGCGTTTAGTACATATGAAGCAGTAGTAGCAAATGAACTTGAAACTGCATTTAATACATAGGAAGCTGTTGTAGCAAAGGAACTTGAAACTGCGTTTAAAACATATGAGGCAGTAACAGCATTACTAGCCCAGCTTGCTGTTCCTAATAATGAACCTGTAAATGAAGAACCAGATAGTGGAGCATTAAATACTATTTGATTTGTATTAAATAAAGCTAAATCACTTCTAGTTCCATCATCAACACCATTACCAATTATAACTAATGATGTTGTATTATTTTGGGTATTATATTTACCCATTACAGTTTGGGCTGAACCGGATGCTATTGTACCTTCACCTTCAGCGTGTGAGTAATCACCAACAGCTCGAGTTGAACTGCCTTCTGCATGTGAATAAGTTCCTATTGCATTAGTGCTAGTACCTTCAGCATGTGAAAAGTCTCCTGTTGAAACGGTACTAGCACCTTCTGCATGTGAACCCATTCCTACTGCATTTGTGCTATTACCTTGAGCATGTGAATAATCACCTAATGCTGTTACAAAAGAATCTCCTTGAGCAAATGAACCTGTACCACTAGCAGATGAATCAGCTCCAATTTCAACTCCACCTATACCATTTATTCTAACTATAGAAACATTAGCTGGACTATTAATTTGAAAAGGAGTAGCAGCATTAGTAAGAGCTCTTATTATGTTACTACCACTTATTCTTAAACTACCAGTTACATTATGTGTATCACCTGTGGCATTACCTATTCTTGTACCTGTACTAAGAACTTGAAATTCAGTATTTGTAGCACCGGCTGTAGATACAATTGAAAATGAAGAACCAGTTATAATTACACTACCACTTATACCTAAACTACCTGTTATTGAGTGAGCATCACCTATTACATTACCTATTCTTACTCCAGTATTTAATACTTGCAATTCAATACCTGAACCTGTAACTATAGTTAGTGAACCTGATATTATTACATTTTGATTTAAAGTATCTACAGATGAGGCTGTTGATGCAAATGAACTTGATACTGCGTTTAAAACATAAGATGCTGTAGCGGCATTAGAAGCTGATAAAGCATATGATGCGCTTGTTGAGTTTAAAGCATACGAAGCACTAGTGGTGTTTAACGCGTATGAAGCACTTAAAGCGTAAGATGAACTATTAGCGTTGGAAGCATATGAAGCAGTTCCTTGAAGTGAACCTGTGATACCGTTTGAGACGGTTAATGTATTTAAAGCAGCGTCTGAGCCACTAACTATGACTTTTTTCCAATTTGGCATATTATTTTATAATTAAACCATGGTTAGATACACACACTTATGCCGTGCATGAGCCTACTTCCCTACGCGGGCCTATGGTCTTATATAAATATAGAGAATTATTTCTTAGATGATGGTTTTCCCACAATCTCAGATAGAGCTAGCATCTTTTTTTGCTCTTCTTCTTGTTTCATACGTTGTATTTCAGATAGTTCGTGTTCAACTTTAATCTGAAGATTAGCTAGAAACTTAGCATCTTTACCTTGAATTTGAACTGTTTCTAAAGATTGACGAATAAAATTTAGCTCGTTATGAGTTAAATCAATTGAAAATATATCCATAACTTAATTATTTTTTGGTTTGTTCTAAATATTGGTTTTGTAGTTTGACTACCATATTATAAATAGCCTCTACGTCTTCTCCAAGGAAACTTGATCTCTTTATTAAAGTTAATAATATCTCTAACTCCTTAGAGTTAAGTTGATTTGAAGGTTGCTGTTTATTTTGAATAAGACTAGCTCCTTCAACATGACTTGCAGTGAAACCCATAACTAATTTTTTAAGTTTTATGAATAAATCCAAATGTTTTCGTCTGTACCTATAAATATATTACCTGCTACTTGATATCTAGCTGGGGCTGAGGTTGGAACTGCATTTGCTCCTATAACAGCTGCTGCCACAAAAGCATCAGGTGTAAATGCACTACTAGCACCATTAAATGAACTTGTAAATGCCCATCTTGTAGTTCCACTATCAAATCCAAATAATTCACCTATATTTTGAGTACCTTGTTGTACTACTATACCACCATCACCTGCTGTATTTGAACCTGAGGCTAATAATATAAATCTATCTGCTACATCTAAGTTTGTGGTATTTTGGAATGAAGCAGTACCTTGTACTGTTAAGTTACTTGTGATAACAGCGTTACCAGTTACTGTTAATGTGGTACCATCAAATGTTAAATTTGATTCACCATTTATAGTGCCACCACCTGTTGCTGTTATTACTCTATTATCAACATTATTAGTGATAGCATTTGTTAAGTCATTAACAGAGGCAGCATATGAAGCACTAGTTGAATTGAAAGCATATGAAGCGCTTAAAGCATAAGATGAACTATTAGCATTAGCAGCGTATGAAGCAGTTCCTAATAATGAACCTGTTATACCATTAGTTACTTGTAATGAACCAGATATTATTACATTTTGGTTTAAAGTATTTACAAATGAGGCTGTTGATGCGAATGAACTTGAAACAGCATTTAAAACATATGAAGCAGTAGTAGCGTTTAATGCATATGATGCGCTAGTAGCGTTTAACGCATACGAGGCACTAGTAGCGTTTAATGCATATGATGCACTAGTAGCGTTTAAAGCGTATGATGCACTTGTTGAATTTAACGCATAAGATGAACTATTAGCATTGGTAGCATATGATGCTGTTCCTGTTAAGTTTCCTAAAAATGATGAGGTAACTGTTAATAGTTCCGCATTACTACCTGAGACTATGACTTTTTTCCAAGTTGCCATTATAAATTACTTTAATGTTTATTATAAATATGTTAATTTTCTAGTCCGACATAAAATGATGATGAAGTAAAGTACATGCTTCCAGCTACAGTTGAACCAGTTAAAGGAGCAGATTGAGTGGCAAAATACACTATACTTTCACTAACCTTAAATGTTGTTTGGTTACTATTATTCTTAATTAAAAATACATTATTTGTGATAGTTGTAGTATCTGATGTCACAGACATAAACTCAATACTAGCTGATTTTACTAAAAATAAATTACCAATAGGACTCACACTAGCGGTTACACTACCAGAAGCTATTTTATTTCCACCTGCTGATAAATTAGTTAGTCCACTACCATCGCCAAAAAATGACCCACTGAATGAACCAGATAACGGATATTGTATTTGTGAACTATTAATTAATGCCATTAGTTACTAAATTTACCTGATGCTACTACTTCAAATGTTGTATCTAAACCAAATCCTAATTGTGAATTATTAAGAGTTAAAATTACATCTGTACCAGATTGTACAAGTGAAACTATAGCACTACTTTCTACATACTGTCCATTTATATAAATTGAAAAATTACTAGCTGAAGTTACAGGTAATGAACCTGGGGCTGGTTCTATCACAGCATTAGGGAAGGTAGCAGTTGAAATTGTACCATTGTTAGTTGTTAAAGAAGAGTTAGCCGCTTTAACATTATTTAATGCTAAGTAATCTAATACTTCTTGTGATGTACCTCCACCTCCACCACTTACTACAGTTACATTATCAAAGAAAGTAGCTGGTATTTTCTTCATTGAACCACGTTTAGCAGATGTTGATAACATTTCTGATGTAGTGTCTGTTTCTAATGTGAATGTTACTTTAGAAATTGAAGGTAATTTCTTTAATGCTGTAACATCTTTTTGAACAACATCAGGAATTATATATCCATTTAATTTAATATTAAATGTACTTCTAACTATACGGTCTTGGTCTGTAGATAATTCAGTCACTGAGTTAAATGTATCAATTGCTGCTTTGAATTTAAAACGACTAGGATCACCCCAATATGAATCTGAAGAGTAGTTTATGGCCTCTATAATTTTATTCATTTGATCCATATAATAAGTCATAACCATACACTCATAAGTTATAGTGACATAGTCAGGAACTACATTAGCATAGTATTCTCTCTCAGGAACACGATTTGTTAATACATTAAAATTACTATAGAAATTTTTAGGTGAATATTGTTTTCTCCAACTTACATATAAGTTAGGAAAATTAGCATCTAATTTATTTGCTACAGTTCTATTTTTAGCAATATCATTTCTCTTAATCATTATAAGAGGTAACATTACTTTGTTTAGTTTATCTCTATAATAACCATCTTTTTGAACTGATTTCCAACGTTCAGGTGAACCATAGATTACAGGTACTTCTATTCTATTTCCATTTTGTATAACAAAAGGTCTAATAACATTTTGAAAATAATAAAATACAGCATTATCAATGTCTTCAATACCAACAGTAAAAGGTTTAACTGTATCACCAGTAAAACTTTGTTTTAATGCTCTATTAAAGTCAATACCTGTAGCCTGTTCATTAGAGTTTTTGTTAATATTAATGTTGTTAGGATTACCTGTAGGCTGAAATCCTACCCCTCCCTCAGGTAGTGGGGTTTGAAGATCTTCTGAGATCTTTCTTTGTGATTTAGGTATTGGTTTTCTTCCGTTTGCCATTACATTCTTTCTTTAGTTATACCTACTTTATCAGCTGGAACTACATGTGTTTTAGCTATAATTGAAACATCATAACCAAAATTACCTAATCCTGGATTTAATGGATTAGTTTCATTTGGATAATCTGGATTTTTACCTGTAAAGTATTGGTTTTCAATTAAGCTATTTATTTCATAATAACTTTCTTGATATAAGATGATATCACCAACTTCAGGTACTAATTTAGCATCTACTAAGTCATCTTTTAAAAAAGCAAATTGTATTTGCCAATTAAGATCAACACCATAAGGTGCATCAGCATATTGTTGATCAACACGATTAATTAAACAATTTACAAGTAAAGGACCATCATAGTATTTTTCACCTGATGCTTCACCATAAATGTTTACAATGGTTTCATTTAATTTAAACTTATAAAATGAACATTGTTGAGTAATAATGTCATTCAACAATTCTCTATTTATATGCCTAAACGCTGATATATCTCGTGATGAACCAAATATTGCCATTAGTATATATAAATTGGAAGTGGTACTTGACTCATTTCTTTTTGTCTATAATCTGCTTCAAGTGAACGTGCTTCTAAAAGTTTAGTTCTTGAAGTTTCATCAAAATATGCTCTTAATCTTTCAATTAAAGCGGCTTTATCAGTTGATGCTGAGGCTAATAAGTCTGCTTGATTTAAAGTTACTTCAGCGTTAGGTATAGGAACTTGAGTATACTTTCCACGAATATATCCTAATATTTCTTTACATAAAGCTAAAGTATATTCATATATCCATTGACGTCCAATTGAATTTATTTGAGCATAAGTTGGATTGGTGAATGGAACATTTGATACATTACTAATAACATTAGAATTAACATCAAAACTACTGTTTAATCTTTCTTCTTTAGTAATGTACTGAATGCTTAAGTTTCTATCTATTTTAGGTATAGGAAATATTCTTAATTGATTATTAGTTATTTCAAAACTAAATTGTGATTTACGAATTTGATCGTTAAATTCAATTGCTTGAATCTTTTGTAAATCATAATTAATAGGCATCAATAAGAAGTTAATAGCAGGTGAATAATTACCCCAACCAAAATTATCTAATAATTGTTGCATACCAGTACCTGTACCAGCATATGGGTCAAAATATCTTACAATAGCAGGATCTGATTCGTAAAATATTTTTTTAACTTCTAAACCTCCAGTAATATTATTTTGTGCAGCCCAAGCATTTAAATCATAATCTTGAACACTAGCAGTCATAGGTAATAAACCTCTTTTCCAAGTAACATTACCTCCAACACCTGATTCTTCACCATATTGTTCTGATATTCTAACTATAGTAGCAAATGAAGGTGTTATTAAAGCATTATTAACATTTATGTTAGTAGATGCTCCTTCAAATGTTAAATAATCTTGTTTTACTTTATAAGCGTATAACTCATTACCATAAGTAGTAATTGCTTCTTCAAAAGCGGCATATATATTGATAGCTTGAAGTTCAACTTCCATAATAGGATAACCTAGTCTACGAGTAACAAAAACCGCTACTTTATCAGCTTCTGTTTGAAATTGATAATCATTATCATAGAATCCGAAGGGTGTTGAACCTGGTGTAAATGATGATGAACCTGGCCAAATAGGTATATTCATTGCTTAAACGTTTATTATAAATATATGTTTATTATAACTTAGTTATAATAACATAACCATGTCCTTGATTAATATTACTTGAGCCAGTAACAAATGAACCTGTATAGAAGGTACCACCACCTCCACCATATGAACTATTAGATTGACCTGAGTTTCCACCAGCTCCACCACCAGAATATCCGCCACCACCACCTGCCCAACCAATTACATTAGGGTCAGTACTTGCATCACCATCTACTGCTCCTCCTCCACCACCAAAACCACCTACAACTCCATTAATATTTGATGTTGAACCAGTAGTACCTCCTAACCAATTTCCTACTCTAGATAATCCTTGACCTCCGTTTGCTGCTGAACCTGATGAATTTACACCTGCTCCTGGAGCGCCATATAATACATTTCTGTTACTTCTAAATCCACCACTACCATTGAATCCTCCTGAACCTGAAAATCCACTACCTATATTTACTGTTGAACCAGATGTTGTGTTAAATTTACCACTAGCTGTAGCTTGATTTGAAAATAAATTTGCTGCTGCTCCAGCTGCTCCTCCACCACCACCTACAGCTAAATAGTATGTTATAGAAGCACTATCATAAACAAATGTACCACCACCACCTGATGCTCCATTAAATGTAGATGCTCCTGAACCTGTGAATCTATTTCCTCCACGTTGCCCTACTACTATTAATACTTTTTGATTTTGAGTTAATGATATATCTGTAGTTACTGATGCTCCAAAACCACCACTAAAATTTAATGTTGGACTGTTTCCACCTGCTGCTCCAGCAGCTGTTATTCTATATGTTGCTGTTTGAGGAACAGTCCATTCTTGAATACCTTGAATTGAGGCTGAAAAATAAAGTGAGGATGTTACCCAAGAAGCAGTTGTAGCATATGAAGCTGTTAATTGAGCATATGTAGGACCTGTTCTACCAGTTGCTCCAGCGTTTGTAAATGTAAATGTTGTAAAATCATATAAAGAAGAAGTATCTGGAGGTGATACTGGTGAAGGTGTACTTTGAGCAAAAAGACCAAATATAGGATAGATCATATTAAATTCTTCACACTTACTAAGTATAAATTACTACTATCAAATGATACAAAAGTTAAAATATCAGTTCCAGTTGTTGTTGTAGGAGTGTAAGCTGATCCACTTGGTTGTTTAACAGTAGATGGAAAACTTACTGTAGCTGAACCTGTAGTAGACAACTGTAATACACTTGATTGACCTGGTTTTATATTTGATGGATTAATGTATGTGTTAGAACCAGACACTAATTGTAATGTAAAGAAATTACCTAAGTTTAAGTTTAAAGAAGCTGTATTTGAAGCTATACTTAGTGTTGTAACATTACCTTGAGTTGAACCTGTTATAATAATACTTTGACTTAGATTATTAATATAAGATGCTGTTAAAGAAAAAGATGCACTTGTACTATTATTAGCCCAACTTGAAGTTCCAAATAATGATCCTGTTATACCTCCATTTACTTCTAATGATCCTGTTATTTCAACTGTAGAATCATGAGCATATATTAAGTTTGATCTGTTACTATTATCAGTACCATTACCTACAATAAAAGCAGATTGTACGGGTGATACAAAATTATATTGACCCGTTACGTGTTGTCTATCACCTAATGCTATTGTTTGATAACCCTCCGCATGTGAATAAGATCCTGACGCTATTGTTTCTTGGCCTTCAGCGTGTGAGTAGTCTCCTTTTGCTTGGGTAAAATCTCCTTCAGCATGCGAGTAGTTTCCTATTGCTTTAGTAATACTTCCTTCAGCATGTGAATATTCTCCTGTTGCTATATTCCCTTCTAATCCCTGTAATAAAGAACCTGTTATTGTTTGATTACCGTTAAAATTATTAGAGCCTGTAGTTGCAAGTGAGGCTGATTTTGCTGTAAAGATTGGATCTGTTTCTTGATAATATGAAGCAGTAGCTGCTGTTCCGAATAATGATCCTGTAAATGCACCTGTAAATGATCCAGTAAATGATCCTGTATTGTAAGATGATGTAAATGTGTTTATACTTGAAGTATATGCGTTAAAGCTTGAAGTTAATACAAATGTTCCAGATACTGCTGTAAAGACAGGGTCAGTTTCTTTATAGTATGAGGATGTTATAGTTTGTGAAGCACTTTGAGCCCAAGATGAAGTACCAAATAAAGATCCTGTAAACCCTGTTGTTGATGTTATTGAACCTGTTATTATTTGATCGCCAATGAAGGTGTTTGAACCTGTAGTTGCAAATGAACTTGTATTTATTCCTCCACCAGCTGCTCCTGTTGTTCCTTGAGGTCCAGGAGTTGCTACTGTAACTATATTAGTAGTAGATTGTGTTACATTAATTAATGTATTACAAAAGCTACTTGATACTGTTATTGAGTTATTATTATTACCAACATTAACAGTATTAGTTGATGAACTAATTATAATTTGGTTAGGTATAGCCATTAATATGTTACTTGTTTAGAAAGATTAACTCTACCTTCTAATATTCTTGTTCTAATACTTCCTGAGGTTATTTCTAAATCGTAATAAGCTTGGTCAGTGAATGATAATCTTTCAGTAGCAGCATATCCAGCATATATTCCTATACTACCTGACGTAGTAGGTTTTGTTTGATTACTACCTTCAAAACATAAAAATACACTAGAACTAGTTTTATCAGGTGTAGTATCAATTAAACTAGAAGTAAATGTTAAATAAGTAGTACCACTACCACTATAATTTGAGCGTATTTGCATTGCTCCTGTATATCCTGTTAAATCAATAGGATTACCACTTGAATCTTTATATTGGATTTCAAAATCTAAAGTAGCACCTTGCTCTATTGTGAATGAATATTTTCCAGCTGACATTTTTATTATAAATATTTATATTTATTATTTTCCGTATTCAATTTCTAATATTTTACCTACTAAGTCTGAGCGGTGATTTTCTTTTAATTTAACCCATTTTATTTCCTCTAATCTTTTAGATAATTCAATAGCATAGGTTAAACCATTCATTTGTCCATCAGGTGTTTTGATATCTGACTGTTCATTATCACCATTTATAACAATTTTACCGTTTTTACCTAAACGAGTTAATATGGCTAACATTTCACCTTTAGTAAGATTTTGTGCTTCTTCAACAATTAAAATGTCATCTACTGTTTTACCACGAATAAATTGAACTGGGGTAGCTTTAACTTTACCTTGTTCAATTAGTTTAGTTACTTCATTTTTATCAGTGCAGCATTTGTTTAGATTTTCAACTAGAGCTTCCATATAAGGATCAAATTTCTCATTTAACGCTCCTGGCAAATATCCTAAACTTTTACCTACTTCAACAGCAGCGCGAGTATTGTATATACAATCTATTTGTTTTTTCTTTAAGAAATCTAACGCTGCGTTAGCACATACTAATGATTTACCTGAACCTGCTCTACCAGTAATTATTACTATTTGGTTTTCAATTATTAAACGTTTGGCTTCTTTTTGTTCTTCATTTAATTGAACCGCATTGATTGCTTTGATATCACTTTTACGTTCACGATTTGGCTCCTTCATAATAACAAATATTTGATATAAATATTAAAAAGAAAGCCCGAGTGTAATACTCGGGCTTCTTATTTACTCTAAATTAATATTAGAGAGTGTTTAATCCACTAACAAGGACTTTACCGTAGAATTCAGGACGAACCATTTTCTTAGCGTAGCGAGTCAGTAAACCTTTACGTGGAGTGAAGGTATCTGGATCGTACACAAGCGGAGTCATGATCAATGGAATGTATGGAGCAAATACAGCACCAGTTTCAAGGAATTGTTTTCCTTTGAAGCCCATTAAGATGGTATTTTCAGTCATGTATGGGTTTTTATAAACGTCATACTGATTGTTTAAGTTACCAACTTTCTGAACACCAAATGCATAAGTCATCTGAGCAGCATCACCTTTAGAAGTTGTAGCAAATCCTGGGATTGATTCTAAAACAGTAGCAACTGTAGGAGAACATACTAAGAAATTTGCACCACCACGTAAAGTTTTCTGATGGATGATGTTAGATACTTTTTGTAATTTGGTACCTAAGGTTTGGAACCAACCACCTTGAGTGTTATAGAAACCTAAGTTAGTTGTAGTTCCGTTTCCAGTAGCAGATGTGAAAGCAATGTTGTTAATTGCTGACCAGTATTCAGTAGCAGCTGAAGCGTTTTCAATCAACATATCTAAGATTTCTAAGTCAACCTCTAAAGAGATGTACTCACTCATGATACTAGTTAATTCAGCTTCTGCGTCTAATGCATGGTAAGCGTTTAAGTCTTGAGCGAACTCAGGTGTCCAAACGGCTTTCAACTTACGAGTTTTAGCAACGATTGGTTCTGATTTCATCTTAACGTTTACTTCAGGGATAGAGATTGGGTTGTTCAAGGTGTTTAAGCTTGTGTTTCCATCTTCGAAGTCACCACGTAATTGATCAGTTGGTTGTAATTGGTAAGAAGCAGTTACGTTAGCAATAGTAGCTAATTGAGGTAACAAGTTACCAGTGATTAAGAACGAGCAAGAAGCTGGTAAACCACCAAATACTACACCTGGAGATGTAGTGAAAGCTTGTTGAGCATCTGTGTATTGAACTGAACCAGTTTTGATAACGAAAGCGCGTACACCATTGAAATCAGTAGTAGCTGGGAAATTAGCTAAAGTTACTTTTTTCCACTCGTTAGCTACAGCTGAAGCTGAGTAGTTAGCATCAAAATTAAAATCAGACCAAGAAGCAGTAGCTACAGTACCTGAGAAAATTGAAGAAGTGTTGTTGATAGAGTATGAGAATCTACCAGCACCATAAAGACCACCATTAGCAGCAGTGTTAGCACCAGGGTTAGTAACACCATACATAGATTCGGTTCCGTAGAAACCAGCACCAGTAGCAGCGTTGAAAGGAGCTTTAGTTGTACCATATTGGAAGTCTAAGAAAAACACTAGACCTGAAGGTAAGTTCATAGGTTGAACGCTAACGAATTCTTTAGCAGCGATCTGTCCGAACACCTTACGTACTAATGGAAGAGCTACACCAGCCCATTGTTCACCAACACCAGCGGTAAAAGCAGCACCTGCAGTACCAGCACCAGTTTGTGAAGATTCCATTACTAATTGTTTTGCTTGATTTTCAAGGATCATAGACATGTTGTTTTTGTCGGTTTCTGTTTTTAAACCTTCTAACAAACCGGTCTTGCTCCATTTAGCAGACAAGCGAGCTGCATCACTTTGAAGAGCTTTCCATGGGTTAGCACCTTCTAATAGAGTTTGAATTGAGTTCATGTTTGTTTAAATTAAAATTAAATTGTTAAAAAATTAAATAATACCAGCTAACTTTTGGAATCTAGCGATCATGTCATTAGACTCTACAATAGGTTTTTTACTTGGAGCAACACCCGCTGGTTTTGAAGCACGGCCTAGATTTTCTTTAATAGCAGGTTTCTTATCTTTTAAACCTTCTAATAATGTTTCATAGACTAATTGAGCTTCTTTTTTAGATGCAGCTTTGTCAAATGCTGTTAAAACTCTAACTTTTTCTGATTCGGTTAAGTTTTTAGCTTTGAAAATTTTGTTGGTGTAAAGAAGTTTAGCATTTAGAACGTTGATTTCATTAAGTTCTGAACGTAATGTATTAATCGCAGCATAAGCTTCGTCTAATTCTTTTTTCATTTCGTCCATTTCTTCTTCTGCTACACTAGCTTTGAATCCAGATGATTGAGCGGCAGCTACTTTTTCTAAAAAGTCATTAAGTGAAATAAGACCTTGTTTGAATTTTTTAGCTAATTCAGCCATTCCACCAGCGGCAGATACTCCCATAGCTCCACTCATCATGTCTTCTTCAACTTCTTTTTCACCTTTTAGTTCAGCTAAGATTTCATCAATGTTGATGTCTTCTTCGATCTCTGCTTCTTCTTCAGCTTCTTCTTCCATACCTTCATGGCCAGCTTCAATTTCTCCAGCAGCAATCATGTCTTCGATTACGCCTTCAATAAAGTTTTTAAGATCTTCTTCACTCATGTTTTCAAGATCGATTTCTTCTTCTTCCTCTTCTTCGCCTTCCTCTTCTTCACCTTCTTCTTCTTCGCCTTCTTCTTCTTTAGCTTCAGTTACAGTTTCATCCATTTCTTCTTTCTTGGCTTCATCCATCTCTTCTTCTTTAGCTTCATCTAGTTCAGCTAAAAGTTCATCAAGATCAATTTCTTCCATTTCTTCTTCTTCTAAACCGTAGCCTTTAGCTCTTTCAGCGTCAGCAACGAAGTCACCAGTTGTCGCTTGAGCGAAACCAACTTCTTCTACTTCTTCTTTCTTTGCTTCTTCTACTTCTTCAGATTTTTTCATTTCATCCATTTCTTCTTTTTCTGCTTCCATTACATCGTCTTCTTCGTAATAGTTATCCATTTCATTGATTTTAGCAGCTAAAATAGATTTAAGATGAGGTGTGAAAGATTCTTCTAAAGCAGCTTTAGCATTTGCAATTGCAGTCTCCTTGATTGCTTTTGCATCGGCAATAGCCTCTTTTAACAAATCTCTGTTTGTCATGTTTTTTGTCCTCAAATTGTTTTTGGAAATACGCTTAATTACTGTAGCGTAATAGGGGTTTATAATAAATTGATGCCGTATAGCGTAGAATGAACGGCATATTCACATATAAATATATATGAAGAGCTGAAAATGCGAAGAGTTGCGAAAAAAGAAACCCTCCTTTTAAGGGAGGGTCAGTCTAACAATACTATTGATAGAGGGGTTAATTATATTATTGGGCAAGATCCATTAGCACAAAGTATTTCTGTGATAATAGAATTTATTTTAGTATATGGATTAGTGTTTTTAGTTAAACCTTCGTTTAAACCACTTTTAGTCACATGCATCCATGAACCTGGGTTAGAAGGTGTTGATACAAAGTCCCAACATAATAATTCAAAATCATCTTGTACTTCCATTGTTTCACCTAATGGTTTTAAACTACCCATACCACGTGAAGATACACCTATAGTTATATTGTTATCAATAAGTGCTTTAACAATGTTACCAGATGGAGTAGGTAATATTTCTAATTTACCCATTACTTTGTCTCCATCCCACCATATACCAACTATGTTATGAGAAACGTTTTTTAAATTAATAATAGATGATTCTGGGTGGTCTAATTCACCTAGCGCTCTATTTTCTTTAACACAAGACATGTATTTGTCTATTTCACGCTCCCATAATTCTTTTTTATAGTAACGACCATTACCGTTTTTTACTTCAGCTGTAGCTAATATTCCTTCAACAACTGGATTGCCAGCAGCTGTTTTAGCACCCTCAGTTAATTGTTGACGAGATACAATAAACGGTATTGTTTCTATTAATACTTGTTTCATTATTAAGCTACATTAACAGGTTCACCAGTAGATTTAGCAGTATCTATTGCTTTTTTTACTGCTGCTGGTGTAGTTTTTTCTTGTTTTACTATATCAGCTACTTCATCACTTGTAGTAGTTTTATCTACAACAGTAACTTCATCTACAATCTGTTCTTTCTTTTTACCTTTTTTCTCAAGTTTAGTTTTAACAGACTCAAGTTTTTTAATTTCAGAATATAATTCTTTTAATTTTTTAGGATTGATAGAATCGTCTTCTAATTCTTTTAATGTTTCTAAAGCTTTGATTTTTTTCTTACGCTTATTGATCTCATCATTGATTTTCTTAACTTTAGCTCCTTTAGCAGCTTCTTCACCAATTTGATCGATTTCTTTTAAGTTAAGTTCTTCTTTAATTAATTGACGAATAGCTGTGCGTAATTGAGATTCTTTAATATCCATATTTTCTTTTGTCATTGTTTCATACGGTGGTAAATCATATTCAGTCCATCCTAACCAAGCACCAGCTTTTAAAGCGGCGTTATAATATTGTTCTGCTTTTAATAAATCACCTTCAGAATATGCTTGTAATCCTTTTTCATAATATTCATTAGCTTGAACTGAAGATTCTATATCAGCATCTCTATCTCCATCTGAACTACCATACATTACAGCTTCTTTCAATTTAACTGGTTCCATACCAGATGAAGCATACTTACCTTTTACTTCTTTAGTTTTACCTAAACCAGGAGCGTCTTCTGTATAACCAATACCTTCAGTGTTGAAAGCAGCATTTTTAGTATAGTATAATTTATCTTTTTTAAGATTCTTTAATACAATTTTCTTTAACTCATCAACTGTTTTACCGTTATTTTCTGATTTACATGCTTCAATTTGGATACCATGTAAATATTGATCAAATATTACATCATCACCAGTTTCTGCTTCGTATTGGTTGTGGTATGATTTATTTTTATACTCATCTACTTCTTTAGATGTTTTAGAAGCATCAGCTTTAGTATCTTTTTCTTCAGATGAAGCAGTGTATTCTTCAAACAATTTAAACCAATCAGGTTGTTTATTGTTACCTGTTGCTATACCCCAAAGATTTTCATTTAATATCATGTTTTCTGAAATAATACCACGTTGAAGTAATATTTTAGAAGCAGAATCAAATTCATAATGATTAGGTACTAAATTAGGAAATAAAGATTTAGCATGTTTTAAGAAAACATCCTTAGCGCCTTTACCTTCTTTAATTAAATTGTATTGTTCTTGAAGTGTATTTCTCATGTTAATATTGTTTATGATAAATATTATTATTTATATGTAGCATCCCATAAGTCTTTATAATCTATGGCTTTAGATGCTTTGGCTTGTTTTTTACGGTTAACAGGTTTAAAACCAAATGCTTTCACGTAGTAATTATCTTTAACTCCGTCTTTACCAGCTTTAGGACCTGGTCCTAAATTACCAGTTCCGTATGGATTTGAGGCTTCATATAAGTCTGGTTTTTCAGTAAACCAATTCATAAAGTAATCTTCTGTTCCATCAACAAATTGAATATGAGAACTTGTTACATCTTTGATACGTTTTGATTCACCTTTAGCATTATAAACAATAGCATTAGGTTTTAAATATTGAGATACATTACCTGTACCTCTAGGTCCTTCTCCTGCTTTTTTTTCATCTTTATAATATCCTCTTAATGAAGTGTACCATGGGTGTGTAGCTTCAGTTACTTTTACTTTTTTAAATGCTTTAGGTGTCGCGTAATTCATACCAACACCAGCACTAAAAGCAGCTCCAGCTGTTCCACCACCAGTCATAGACATTTCTTGTAGTGTTTCTTTAACTAATTTTTTTAATTCAGATAATTTCATTACTTAGTTGATTTTAGTTCTTCAACCAATGAATAGTATTGTAGTAAGTTTACAATATCATCATTTGATATTTTAGATGTTTTATCTATTTCCTTAATTAATGAAACCACTTCGTTAAGTTTAATTTGGGTAACTTTATCAGTCACTGATGGTATCAGTTTAGATAATATATTTTTAACTTCAACTATTTTAGTGTTATAAAACTCACGTAAGCGTGGAGTATTGTCTACTGAGTTGATAAATTCTCTTAGTATAACTTTTTGGTTATCATTTAATGAACCATATTTACCATTAAATTTTTCTAATAGTACTTGGTAAGTTAATAAGCGTAAGTCTTTATCGTATTTTTTAAATTCCTCAATAACATTATCTCTAACTTCTTTTTCTTTAACAGGTTGAGTTGTTAAACTTTCTAACAAAGTCATTTTATTTGAAATAATTTGATCAGGATTTGTTAATTCTTGATTGTTATATATTTCAATTAATGTATATAAAGCAGCTTGTGATTTATAATGAGGGAGTTTAGTTTTGAAAAACTCATCTAAGTTGTAATGTTTTCTAATCTCACTGATTAAATTATATTTTTCTTTACGTAAAGTAGTTCTATTTAATTTGCGAGATACTTTTAATACCTCATCAATAATAATATTGGCTTTGGTTTCAGTGATTTGGGATTGTTTTAATACAGTATCATATAACTTATATTCTTTTCCTAATTCTGTTTTAACAAAGAATTTTTTAAGTATATTAACAGCTGGTGATTCTTTACCTGATAATGTATCTGCTGTAATCTGTCTAACTAGCAATTCAAATAATAATCCTGAATTTTTAAATTTGTTATGTTTTACTAACATTACGAGTAAGTTTTATTATAAATATATAAAGAATGTTAATCTTTGATGAGATTTTCGTCTAAGTATGAGCCGGCTGATTTTTCTTCATCAAAAACAAGTTTCTTTTTTAAACCTTCTAATAGATTTTTATTTTTTAGAAACTCTCCACGGCTATTTTCCAATGCTAATGGTGATCCTCCTTTATAATTAGGTGTACCATATGACTCTTGGTCATCAACTTTCATGTCTTTTTTACCTACC